TGTATAATAACGGATGGCTCCTCTAAGCCCATCAATAGCATCTCCAATAAAAGATTTAGCGAACCCTGTCGCAGAATCAATAAGAGAGGTACCTAAATTACTAAAATAAGATTGCGGATTATACGTAATGTAACGGGGAGTAGGTACTGCTACTTCTAAATTAGTTAAATTGGCTTCAATCGTTATATTTAATGCTGTAGAAGAACCAGAAGAAGCCATTAACTGGTTTAATACTAGAAAAACTAAGGTTGCAAAGGTACCTGGATAATTATTTAAGGAAATCGCTGGCTTGTAAGAATCCTCACTATCTACATCCAGAGAGTCATAATCAGTATTACAATACCACGGTATGTCAAGAAGAACTGAAGTCGCCTCATTAGCATGTAGAAATGCATGAGGTCCCGATAATATAGTATTTACGAGAGTTACTTGGTTTGCGGAATAATCTAAAGTATTGGGCAATGGAGGTATTATGCCAACTAAAACACAACCGGCATGACCAATAGTACCAGCAACTGAGATACTCAATTGTCCAGCCATTCTATATAAAGACCCAACTTTGAGTCCATTTCTTAAAGACACATTAGAATTAATTATATCACGAGGTAATTTTTCTATAGAATTATTTATTAATTGATATTGCGAAATATTCTGCGACCATCTAACAGAGCCGACATAAAAAGGTCTATTAATAAATGGTTTAACGTCTATTTTAAATGGTTCGTCAATATGTGTACGTGGTACTATTAATTTCTTTGTCATATCATTTATTTCTCTAGTCTGAATACTAGCGATACTAGTTGACACTATATCATTACTTTTATGTAAATCGTATTCTATTTTTTCTTGAAATTCATTATCTATTTGTAAATTTGGTATTGCTATGTCATTTTATAAAATACATATCGACATAAATATATGTATAATTTGCGATGCTTTTACAATATTAGCCATCCCTGTTTTCGCATCAAAAACATTAGAAGGTATTACTAATATACTATAAGTGATAGCTAAAAATAGTCTATATTATAGGAAAAATAAAAAATTAATTAACTTAATTATAAAATTGTAAAATAAAATTAAAAAACAGTATATTTAATTAATATAAAAATTGCATAATTAAAATTGTATATTATATATTTATAAAGTCAAATTTATTCAAATTAGACAACATTATGGAATACATTTCCTTGTCCATCATCGTTTTCATTATAACGTCCTCCTTAAAATCTATAAAAGAAATTCCTTCATTCCTGGCTTTTTCTTTAATCATTTTCAATAATTTTTTACATTGCGTTCCATATAAAAATAACTCATATTGGAGTGCTGTCAATTTACCATTCATGACTTCTTCATATGTTTTATCTAACGACCAATATCTCAATGACTCAATTAAAGTACTCATCTCAAGCACACCTACTATTTTCTGTAGCATCGGATTAAACCTAAACGTTCGCTTCAAAAATTGACATTCTTCTATCTGTTTACTCGGTTCTACTATATCTCCTTTCCTAGCATCTGTATATGACATGCCTAAAGACTCTGCTACCTTCCTCATAGTAACTGCATTTACAACTTCTCCTAATCGAGCGGGAACGCTAACAATTTTATCATCACCTAAAACAAAATCAACTAT